GGTGATTTATACTGGTAATGGAACATCGAAGTCTATTACAGGGGTAGGTTTTCAACCTGATTTTGTGTGGATTAAGAAAAGAGATAGCACCTCAAGTCACATTCTTGTTAACGTCATTGCAGGGGCAACGGAACGATTGTCATCTGACAATACAAATGCCGAAGCTACCGCTGGTTTAGATAGTTTTGATAGCGACGGGTTTACAGTAGGTAGTGGTGGACCAATTAACACAAGTGGCGAAGGTCACGTCGCATGGTGCTGGAAAGCTGGTGGCACTGCTGTTACCAATAGTACATTTTCAATTACCAGTCAAGTAAGTGTCAATACAACAAGTGGGTTTAGTATCGTTACGTACACGGCTCCAGCTTCTCCATCTACTGTAGAAACTGTTGGTCATAGTCTTGGTGCTGTTCCGGGTATGATGATTTGGAAAAATCGAACAGATGCTACTGATTGGTATGTTTGGCATAAGGATTTAGCAGCTAACAATAACTTAAAATTAAACTCAACCGCCGCTCAAACTAATAATGGAGTGATTGTGGGTGATCCTCCAGCAAGTGCAAGTCATTTTAATACTCTCGGTGCTTTGCATACTGCAAATAAGGATTACGTCGCCTACTGTTGGGCAGAAGTCGAAGGCTTCTCAAAGTTCGGCAGCTATACGGGCAATGGCTCGACTGATGGCCCGTTTGTGTATTGTGGATTTAGACCAGCATTTTTGATGATAAAAAGGTTCGACAGTACAGGCAGTTGGCATATCTATGATAAAGAAAGATTGGGGTATAACCCAAATAACAATGTTCTTTATGCGGACACCTCCGGCGCCGAAGTATCACTTGCTCAAGATGAATTATTATCTAACGGCTTTAAAATGAGAAATACAGGTGCTGCCAGAAACGCCAGCGGTGGCACCTACGTCTTCGCAGCGTTTGCAGAAAACCCATTCCAAGGCGATGACGGTTATACTCAAGCAAGAGCAAGATAATTATTGAAACACTATATAATGAATAACCCAAAATTAGGAGACATTAAAAAATGTGGGCATTAGTAGAATCAGGAAGTGTGACCGCAGTTTACACACGTCCAAAAGCAATTACAATCGGTGGCATTCAGCATCCACGTAGTATTTTTACACGCTGGTCTGCTGCTGAACTTCAAGCAATCGGTATCTATTCATATAGTGAAGAAGGTGCATCTGTTGATAGTCGTTTCTATAATCAAGGTGGTTCTTCAGTTGTTGTTGACGATGCTGCTGGTACAGTCACAAAGACATATACACATGTTGAAAAAGCACTTGAAGATTCAAATCAACAAATTCAGTCAACAAACGCTGACGGCGTTTTGATCTATCTTGATGCTGATGATGTTGAAGTTCTTCAAACAGACTTAGTTGAAGATGTTGAATATACACCTAAGATGGAAGATTACTTAGACGAAGATGGTGAAGTTGTTACTACTCTTGGTCTCAAGTCACAGAAAAAATCTCAAGTAAAAGAAACTGCTGCTTCACTTCTTTCACCATCAGATTGGTACGCAATTCGTGCTGCTGAAGGTGGTGCTGCAATTCCTACTGATGTTGCAACTTATCGTGCTGCTGTTCGTACCGCTTCTGGTACAATGGAAACAGCAATTGATGCTGCTGCTGATATGGATGCATTCATTGCTCTTCATACAGATATTCCAGCAACTCAATCAACAAACGCTGACGGCGTTTTGATCTATCTTGATGCTGATGATGTTGAAGTTCTAGAAACTGACTTAGTTGACGGTGTTAAATACACAGCTAAAATGGATGCCGCAGTAACAGCAACTCTCAATGACTGGCCAACTATTCCAGACACATTAGCATAGGGGTCTTATAAATGACACAAATTGCTAACTTAGTATCAAGCGATACATTTGCAACAAGACGCAACAGCATTAACGTTGGTTTCGTCAAAATTGCAAACCTCGAATCAGAAGTTTCCACTTTAGCAAGTGGTTCTTCTAATACATTCACAACAACTGTTGAAGCACAGAATATTATTCCTGCTGCTGATGATACATATAGTCTTGGTACTCCATCTCTCGCATGGAAAGATGTATATGTTGGTCCTGGGTCATTATATGTCAACGGGCAAAAAGTTCTTGAAGACGATTCTGGTACAATCACATTCACTGCTGATTCTGACCAGTCTCTTACAATTAAAACATTAGGTAGTGGTGAAACAACTGTTCAATCAGTTGCTGGTGTTAACTTGACTGCTACAGAAAGTGGTGATATTGCTCTTACCACATCTTCAGGTAATATTGAACTCAAGGGTACAGTTCAACTTCTCAGTGGTAAGCGCATCACTGATAGTGCTGGTACTAAGATTGAGTTCGGTGATGACATTGACATGAACAGTAATAAAATTACTGAACTTGGTACACCATCTGCTAACGCTGATGCTGCTACGAAGTTATATGTTGATACATCAATTGCTGATCTTGCCGACTCTGCTCCAACTACTTTAGATACACTAAATGAGTTGGCTGCTGCTCTTGGTGATGATGCAAACTTCAGCACAACTGTTACAAATAGTATTGCGTCCAAACTGACTTCTGCTAACGTTGTAGTTACAGTTGGTGCAAGTTCAATTACAACAACTCAAGATGATGTTGCATTGAATGACGAAGCACTTGTGAATCCAGCAGGTTTCCTTACATTTAATCTCGGTGGAAGTACATATAAACTACCTTACTTCTCATAATAATACCCCTGCTCCCCAGTAGATAACTCCAGTTGTTTATAAATAGATATAAATGACTGGAGTTTTTCTATGGCTGTTCCAAACTCACGACAAACATTTAAAGATTACTGCCTTCGTCGGCTTGGTTATCCCGTCATCGACATTAACGTGGACGATGAACAGGTTGACGACCGTATAGACGAAGCATTGAAATACTATCAGGATTACCACTTTGATGGGACTGAACGTATTTTGCATAAACATATTGTAACTGCTACTGATAAAGCCAATGGCTACATCACGATTCCAGAGTCGATCATAGGAATCAATAATATCTTACCAATCGGTCAAGCGTTACAATCTTCTAATCTGTTCAGCATTCGCTATCAGATTCACTTGAACGACCTCTTTGATATTTCTGCAAGTTCGTATGTTCCATATACAATGGCAATGACACACATACGTATGCTTGAAGAAATCTTTGTTGGTCTCAAACCTATTCGTTATAATCGCCACGTCAACAAACTTCACATTGATATGGATTGGACAGATGATATTCTTACTGGAGAATATGTAATTGTTGATGCATATCAGATCACAGATCCAGATACATATGGTGATGTGTGGGGAGACCGTTGGCTTTCACGATATGCAACTGCATTGATTAAACGTCAATGGGGAAGCAATCTTACTAAATTTGAAGGTGTACAACTCCCTGGTGGTTTGACGTTCAATGGTGCAAAGATTTATGACGATGCTGAAGCAGAGATTCAAAAACTCGAAGAAGAAATGATAGTGAGTTACAGTCTGCCCGTCAATGACATGACAGGTTAAAAATTATGTTAAACCAATACTTCAATAACTTCAATTATGGTCGTGAACAAGACCTCGTTGAAGATTTGACAATCGAATGCCTCAAGATTTACGGATATAATGTCAAGTATATTCCGAGCGTATTCGTGCGTGAAGATCCATTGTTTGGTGAAGATACGCTTCGTAAATTTGATGATGCTGTTGACCTTGAGATGTACATTAAGAATGTTGAAGGGTTTGAAGGCGAAGGCGATTTCTTATCGAAGTTCAATCTTGAAATACGTGACCAGATTACATTGACAGTGGCTCGTAAAAGATTCGACCAAGCAAAATCGGAAAAACTTACTACTGAAGTTGGATACAATATTCTTACAGAAGATGCAGATACAAATGCTCCTTCTCGTCAATATCTTTCAACTGCATATGCTGGTGATTCTATTCAACTTGAAGAAGGTGGGTTAGAGGGATATTCTATCACTACAAATCGACCAACAGAAGGCGACTTGATTTATTTCCCTCTTGTAAAAAAACTTTTTGAAATAAAGTTTGTTGAGCACGAGCAAGTATTCTATCAGACTGGTCGACTTCAGACATATGATATTCGTTGTGAGTTATTCGAATATAGTAGTGAGCAAATTGACACTGGTATATCTGATATAGATAGTATTGAAGATAACTATACTACGGACATACTCGCATATGAGATGTTGCTTGAAGATGATGAAAAACTATTGAATGAAGATGGTGGTTCTATTATGCAAGAATATAGGATTGAAGACAATCAACCGACTGCAAACAACTCTTATTTCCAAAGCAACGATCCAATCTTTAGTCCAAGTTCTGTAATTGACTTTAGCGAAAAAAATCCTTTTGGTGAAGTGGACCGATATTAATGTTTCAACAATATTATCACGGTACAATACGGAAGTATATAATCAGTTTTGGCAATCTTTTTAATGATATTGTTATTGCGAGACTGAACACTGCTGGCGAAAGAGTTCAATCTATCGCAGTTCCATTAGCATATGGTCCTAAAGAAAAATTTTTGGTCCGTCTCCGTCAAGATCCAAACTTTGAACAGGCGGTAGCGATTACATTACCTCGTATGGGTTTCGAAATCACAGGTATGACATATGCTCCGACAAGGAAACTATCATCCACTATTAAAAATGTCACTCTCAAGTCTGATGATAATGACCGTTTAAAAACACAGTATGTGCCTGTACCATATGATATTAATATTTTATTATCAATCTTTGTATCGAATGCTGATGACGGTGCACAGATACTTGAACAGATACTTCCATACTTTCGCCCAGAGTTTACAACAAATATTCGTTTGATTCCAGAGATGAATGTTGTTGTTGATACACCTGTTGTTCTTCAAGATATTTCAATTGAAGATACATATGAAGGCGACTTTGACACTCGCCGTGCTTTGATATATAGTCTTACCTTTAGTATGAAAGCATATATATACGGTCCAGTTGCAAATCAAGGTGTTATCAAAAGGTCTGTTACAAACTTCTTTGGGGATGTTCCTGCTGATTCAGCACAAATTGAAAGACTTACAGTAACTCCATCACAGTTTGCAAATGGCGCACCTCTTACGTCACCATCTGCAAACGCTTCGCTATCAGTTGAGACAAGTGCTATTAGTGCTAACTCCGATTATGGATTCACAACTGATATTAACACTGACACATTTAATATAGAGAATTCATAATGGCAAAAATGGTATCAAAAGTTGAATTTAAAGTTGTTCAAAAACACAGAACAAGTATTGGCAACAGCCCACAGTCACGACCAAAAAATAAACGCAAGAGAGCATCTTTTAAGAGGTATCGTGGACAGGGTAAATGAAGACGAATCTTGAGAAGAATATGGAAGCAATCTTTGATTTGCCCACTGACACCAAACCAATGGCAGAGGCAATAGAAGAATCTCGTGTTACTGTAATGAATGAAACGCCATCTACAGATAATGACATTGATGATGATTACAAATATGCAAGAGAGAATCTTAAAGAGATTATTGATAGCGCACAACAATCAATCGCTGACCTTGCTTCTATTGCTTCCACTTCTGAATCACCAAGAGCATACGAAGTTTTATCTACTATGATGAAAACAATTGTGGATGCGAATAAGGATCTGTTGGAGCTTCAAAAGAGTGTAAAGAAACTCAAAGAAGATAATAATACATCTGCACCACAGAATGTTACAAATGCATTGTATGTTGGATCAACATCAGACCTCATGAATCTAATTAAAGATAACAAATAAGTTATAATCATTCATAAGGACAAGTCCTATTATAACGTATTTTTTAATAATGTCAATAGAAAAATTGAAAATAGTATGTCTGACCTCTATTTAAATAACCCTCTTCTCAAAAAAGCATATGTTCCTATTGAATATACACAGGAGCAGATTGAAGAAGTAATCAAATGTTCTAAAGACATTAATTATTTTATTAAAACATATACAAAGATTATCAGCCTTGATAGGGGTCTTATTAATTTTGAGATGTATCCTTTTCAAGAAGATATGTCAAGAACTATTGCTGACAATCGATTCACTGTAATTAAAACTTGTAGACAAGCTGGTAAAACTACTACATCGGCTGCTGTAATTTTATGGCACGCTATTTTTAATGATTCATATACGATTGCTATTCTTGCTAACAAACTTTCCACTGCTCGTGAGATTCTTTCTCGTGTTCAGCGAGGATATGAAAATCTTCCAAAGTGGCTTCAGCAAGGTGTAGTTACATGGAACAAAACAAACATTGAACTTGAGAATGGTAGCCAGATTATT